TATACCTCCTCATTAAATAAATAATATATTTTATAATGTTTTCTTACCGTGTTATTTTTCTTTAATGCTCTACTCATTTCTCTTGCTGTTAAATTTAAAAACTTTACCACTTCTTGCAATGTCCCTACTCTCATACATTGCTCATTATTCTTTATATCGTATATTCCATATATATTCATTTGTATTCCTACCTTCTATATTCTTCTTTTAGCCTTTTCTTAATTAGTTTTAATGCTATCTCATAAGCATCATTTTCGTCTTTTAGGTTATTTTCATCTTGCCTTAATACTTTTATTGTCTCTAGTAAATTATTGTTTAAATTTATCTTTTTCTCTATTAATTCTTTTGCTTTTAATAGATTTTTTATTGTTTTAGTCATTTGTATCACCTACTTTTAGTTATTATCTACATATTCTTTTATGTTAGGAATAGCCTGTTTTTTGATTATTCTTGCTATATCTTTTAATATTTGTTCTTTTTCCTCTTCTAAAATATCATTAGCAACTATATCTAATTTTTTAAATATTTCCCTATAATCTTCTGCCTTTGGATTTTCTATTCCTATTTGTGTTAAAAATTTGCATATTCTCATAGGTGTAATATACTTATCTAAAAAAGCATATGGGCTTTTGGTTTCTGAATTTTTTATATGTTTCACTTCTTGAAATTTATCTCCAACTATTTTTATTCTTTTTTCTCCATCTAATGTTTTTATTACTATTCCTTCTCTTATACAGTCTGTCCCTTCCAGTGCAGATTTTTGATTATCTACATATTTTTCTTTTAACTCTACATAACTTGTTAGATTTTCTACTGCTATTTCTGGTACTGTTTTAAATCCTATTTTATTTGATATATCTTTCATTTCTTCTATACTTGCAAATATTCTTGTAAAATCTTCATCTTCTGTTGGTTTATCCTCTATCTCTTTTACCAAATCAAATGCATAGTATGGTTCTATTTTTCCTTGTTTAGCTAGTGAATTATAGTTTATTTTTCCTTGATTTAACCATTCGCCATATAATACATATCCAATTGGTAAATATTCTAGTATTTTGTTTTCTCTTTTTCTAGCATATTTAACAAATCCATTTAATCCATCTTCTCCTGTTAATTCATTAGATCTGCTATATAATCTTATCTTTCCATTATCATTATAAATTGCAGTATTACTTCCATCTATTTTTTCTTGAATTACCACTTTTGTTCCTTTTTCTATTTGATATTTTGTATTATCTGGTCTCTTTATCTTACAATACATTTTCATATTTCTTTACCTTCTTTCTTTTGCTTTATTTTCAAAATATTCTTTAACCTACTTTTTATCATGAATTGGTGTTGTTAATTGTTCTGCCATTAAATCTATTTTTTTATCTTTGTTCTCACACTCTATTACATGTAACATATCATTATGTTTTGATATCTTTCTATCTGCTTGTTTTTTTGCTTTAATTCTTTTTTTGTTCTTCATTCTCTTTTAATACTCTTTTATAATCTGATAAAATATGTTTCATAGATTTTGGTATTTCCAAATCCACTATTTCCCAACCACCATTTTTAAAAAAATCACTGTCTATTTCATTTATAGCACTATTTGCTAAATAATTTTCAACTATTTTTATATCTTCTTCTATACTATTTTCTTTCACTTAAAACACCTCCTAAGGCTTGTCTCCTTTGATATTCTGCTATTCCTAACTCTAAAACTTCATTAACTATTTCTTCGTCTAAAAAGTCAAATCTTAAATTTTCTTTTGGATATTTTTTTCTAAAATAATCTTTTATAGCTTGCCTTGTGTATTCGTCATCTTTTTTTATAATTTCTTTTATTACCCTCTCTTGATACCCCAAAATTGAATTTATGTCGTTTGTCTCATCATCAAGTGCTTTTATGTTGGATACTATTTTATTTTTATTTATTATCATATCTTATTTACTCCTCTCTCTAATACCTTGATAAAAATTCTTTTAATTCTTTTCTTAATCTTTCCCAATCATTTATGTTCTCTAGTAATTTATTTAATTCATCTCTAGTTAATTTTATACAATCCCAATTAGTTTCATCAAAGTCATAACAACTACAATGATAGCCTTCTGCTAAAACAAATTCATCATAATTTGTATCAGGCATTTTTTCTAACAATAATAACCTTTTCATTTCATAATCTCTTTCTGTTGTTGTTGCAAATAATACATTATGCATTTTTATATCTGTTTTATTTTTTAAATTATATTTTTCCATATCTTATTTACTCCTTTACCACTAAATTTGCTTTGATTAAATCTTGTATATATTCTTTTATTTTTTCTTCTTCTCCACTATACCCTATATAATCTCCCCAGTTGCTATTTTTTCTTTTCTTAAATACTAAAATTTTTCTATCAAAAATGTTTATCTGAACTCGATAATCTTTTTCATATTTTCTGTAATAATTATCATATTCTAATAATTCGAATCCGATACTTTTTGAGTTCTTCTAAATTTATATCATCTCTTATTTTTAGCATATCTATTCTCCTCCTAATAACTCTGGATTATCACCAAAGCAACCACTTTTAATCCATTTATAACCTAATTGTACTAAACAACCAAAATCATACCAATCTACATTAGGATTAAAATTTCCATAAGTTTGTAAATACCAGTAGTCTTCATCTTCATTGTATCTAAAACTTGCAATTCCCCATTTGTGGCTGTTATCTACTGCCCATTGATATATCATTATATATTTATGATTTGTTTCTTCTAAAGCTATATCTAAATTATTTATTTTCTTATAATATTCTCTATTCATCTTCTCCTCCTACTTTATAGCAATTAGCCTCAAACTGTTCTTTTGTTAGTATTGTTTTGATTTCATCATTAAATATTGCCATACCATAACCAATATCTAATATTCTTTCACCCTCTGATGTACTAGGCTCATATATTTCTAAAATTCTATATCCATTTACTATATCGTCTACTTCTATCAAGTTTTCTGGTTGTTTGCTATGTTTTGCTACATTATCTTTTTTAAATGAAATGGGTAATTCAAAATTCATTTTTACATATATACTATCTTGATTTATTCCTACTACTTTTCCTATTTCTAAAGCTATTAACCTAAAATCGTTGTTAATTCTTACATACTCTCCTACTTTTATCTCTTCCATTTCTACTCCTTTCTTTTTTTATTTAAATTGTCTTACATAAGGGCCTCAAATGTTACTTGTCCATCTTCCATAATTCCATTTAAAATATCCTCACTTATCATCTTTTCTTTTGCTTGATTATAGAAATCTTTTTTTATTTCAAATCCATAAGCATTTCTACCTAATTCTGCACAAGCCCTTAAAGTTGAAGCACTTCCGAGCTACTGGATCTATTACTACATCCCCTTCATCTGTAAATATTTCAATTAGTCTCTTTAATATACCTATTGGTTTTTGCGTTGGATGTATTTTAGGGTATTGCTTTGAACTATCTCTTTTCCATTCAAACCAATTGAATATCATTTTTCCTTTTTGTTCATCTGTTTTACCATTATTAAATTTAGGTAATTTGTCTCTATAAAGCACTACTGCATATTCAGTTGCTCCTACTATTCTCATATTTGCTTTTAATACTGATGCAGAATAATTTTTTACAAATACTAATGGGTAACTTTTCATTAATCCGTGTTTTTTTGCTTCGTCTATTACCATTTGTATTTGCTCAAAAGCACAAAATACTATCATTGCTGGTGCTTGTCCTTTTTCTTTTAGTTCTTTTTTTAAATACCTAGTACAGAAATCAAAGAAATTATTTATTTTAAAATCATTGTCTGTATCAAAAAAACTTTTTCCAGCAAGTTTACTTTCTCCCTTTTTGTTGTCTCCGTCTATGTACCAACTTGGATTACTTGCATATGCATTATTTCCTAAATTGTATGGTATATCTGCAATAATTAATTGCGCGTGTGGTATTCCATATCTTTTAGCATTTTCAAAGTGGTCATTATATAATTCTATCTTACATTTTTTATTCATCTTTTATATTCCTCTCATTTAATTATTCTTAGTTCCAAATTTGGATAAACTTTTTCAAATATTTTATGCTTTAATTTGAATACATCTGTCTGTATTCCTTTTACATCTTCTACTATTGTTTTGCCATTTTCTATATATTGAAAATCCGCTATATATTCGATTTTCCTAAAAGTTTTACCATTTTTCTTAAAACTATCTTGTAGTAAAAATCTTGGTTGTAATTGTAAATCACTTATTTTGCCTGCTTTTAATAATAGTTTTAGTTCTTTATATCTTTTGCTTTCTTGGATACTATCAAAGATGTAGTCATCTACTATTACTTTTTTATTTCTGTATTTGTTCACTTTTCTTTAGCTCCTTTTCTATGTAATTTTCACATCTCCAAACTCCTTTGAAGTTATCGTTTTCAAGTCTGTTGCAACCTATACATTTCACACATTTACCGTTCTAACGGTGGATAATTATATTTCATAACTTACTCCTAAACATCAAACCAGCCAAAAATTGTTGGTGTACTTTGCCCAGCAACTGCTATTGCCCATTCGTTATGCCATTCCAAATCAATAATATATTTGCAAATATGTGCTAGTTTGTTTTTATTTCTTGTTTTAAATGCTATAAATAATATTTTGTTTTTT